AGTTGTTCGTAGTCGTTGATGGTTGCTGTGTAGAAACCATTGCGGTCAACAACATTCTTGATAACGCTGTTCTTGAATGTGACTGTGTTCATTTTGTTTTCCTTTTCTGTTGGTAGTGTTGTTGTGCAGACCTGCTCCTGCACTTGTTCAGAGCAGGTCTGCTTAGATTATTAGTTACAACTTGGACATACAGCGTGCTTATTGCATACCATGTGGCAGTCAGCGCACACAGTTTCGTGTGGACCTAAGTCCACAACCAGTTCAAAGAACCTATCGGATAGGTTGGTGATAGGTTCTAGGAACTCCTCGCGGGTATCCTCCCAAGTCTGGGTAGCGTATACAAAATACGGTTCTACCCGTGTTGTGGGGCTAACCCAGTCGTGGGCAGATGGTTCTGTGGTGAGCAACATCTGGTTGCGATACTGGATACTGCCTTCATCTACTAGGTCATGGGCGATGTTAGTCGCCCGTGAATCTCGTAGGTCTTGGCAGTCCACACATAGTTCCATCTGAATCATGCACTGGTAGCATGGGTTGGATACAGTCAGTTCATCAGACATTTTACATTCCTTTCGTTAACCACCCCCAAATTTTAAGGGCAACGCCCATCCATCTCAGGCGCGAGCAATGGCTACGCAGGCTTTAGCCTGCCAGCCTATTTTGAGCCGCTTATGAAAGGCTCGCTTGTCGAGACTTGAATGCTCAAAATCGAGCGCCGTCATCAGCACATCAGCCAGGCAGTCGTAGAACAACGCGACTGAAATGTACAAGCACAGGCAGTTACTGTGATTACTGTCATGCCCGCAGGGTGTGACGGGAATCATAGTGACAGCCCGCTTTACATTTTGCTGATGGAGATAAAATCACAGGGGTCATGAGTAAAAGACGGTGATAGCAATTCTATGGAATTGTATCGCCGTCTGGTCTGCCTTTGATTTGCGGGGCAAGGGCGACAACGCGGGAGCGTCGTCCTTGACCACAAAGCATAGGACAGATTACGACCATTGGTCTACAGCCTGTATTTGCGAGGGTTAAAGACATAGCCATCGCCAGGGCTGTAACTATTTTTTTTTAGTATGAAACAAATAGTTATCTGACTGGGGCGCAGACATCTGGTCAAGCCCGCAGACTGCTAGCCGTAACAGCACCCACTGTACAGGACAACAGAGCGGCAGCATTGAACAGTCTGTGGGTCTGAAAGACCCCAGAGTGTTTAATAGTCTTTCTAACATGTAGTAGTATCTGCCATAAAAATATTTCCGTACAACAGTGCCCCTGCTACAGGCCGTTATTTAGCAGTTTTTGGCAAGTAAAAAAATATTTTAAAATAAACCGTTCGGAATGGCTGTTTGAACGGATTAATACTATATAGAGAGTATTTACTATTACAGTAGCAAGTCTCTTAAAGACTTGCGTTACAGACTGTATCTACTGTCTGTTACAACTGACTGTAACTATTGTAGATGGGACCATTCTGTGACTTTTCAAAAGGGGTCTAATAACCCACAAAGTACCGCCCTAGCAGAGGCAAAACGTAAAGTTTTAGCCCTTGTGGCAGAGGGTATGTCGCCTAAAAAGGCGATGGAGAATCTGGGCAAAAAGCCAGATACCATCCGAATCTGGATGCTGAGAGATAAAGATTTTGCCGCTGATTTAGAGCAGGCTTTGCAGGATTCAAAGTCCAACTCAATTAAGGCGTTGGGCATTGCAAAGGAGGAAATCACCTTTCCTCAGTTTAGCGAGATGTTCCTCGACCAGAGGGTGTTTCCACACCACATGGACTGGGTGGACTTGCTAGAGGATAGACCCCCTTCTTGGCTCCATGATAATATGATTTATGAGCCTGGGGATAAAACTCGTATCCTAATTAACGTGCCCCCAGAGCACGCCAAAAGTACGGTCATTACCGTCAACTACTCAACTTATCGTATCGCCCTCAACCCTAATATCCGCATCATTGTGGTTAGCAAGACGTTGAACAAAGCACGCGAGTTCGTGTACGCAATCAAGCAAAGACTATCCCACCCGCGCTGGACAAAGTTGCAAACAACTTTTGGTCCTGAAGGGGGCTGGAAAGAAGACTCAGATACTTGGCGAGTTGATACCGTCTACCTTGGGGGCGATGCGAGAAACTCAAGCGAAAAGGACCCTACCCTTCAGGCGTTGGGTATGGGTGGTCAGATTTACGGCGCACGTGCTGACCTGATTATCCTAGATGACTGCATCACTACGGCTAACGCCCATGAGTTCGATAAGCAGATTGACTGGCTACAGAAGGAAGTTATTACCCGTTTGGGTAAGAACGGTAAGTTACTAATCGTTGGGACGAGAATTGCCGCACAGGATTTCTATAAAGAGTTGCGTGACCCGAAGTATTGGTCGGGCGGTAAGTGTCCTTTTACGTACATGGGCATGCCTGCTGTTTTGGAGTATAGTGAAAAGCCAGATGACTGGGTTACTCTTTGGCCGAAGTCAGACCTACCATGGGACGGCGACGAAGAAACCCCAGACGAGCAAGGACTCTTCCCCAAGTGGGACGGGCACGCCCTTGCCAAAAGACGCGGAGAAGTAACTCCTACCACATGGGCTTTGGTTTACCAGCAGGAGGATGTCGCAGAAGATTCCATCTTCCCACCCGCCCTGGTTCAAGCCTGTATCAAAGGAACACGTAAGCGTGGTATCTTGAAACCAGGCGCGGTGGGACATCCGACTCAGGTTGAGGGATACACCATCATTGGGTTTGACCCTGCTATGGCAGGTAACGCAGCGTTTGTTGCTATTACCTATAACAGGTCAGATTCTAAAATTTACGTTTTAGACTGTATCAACATGGGAGAACCTACCCCGCAAAAGATTCGCAACACAATCGAAGAGTTGGTTTTGAAATATAAGCCACAAGAGTTTCGTGTTGAGATTAACGCTCACCAGAAGGCTTACTCTCTGGATGACGATTTGCGTCAATGGCTGTCTTCCTATGGAGTACGTCTTGAAGCCCACCACACAAACAAGAACAAGTGGGATACAAACTTTGGTGTTGCAGCAATGTCAACGCTATTTGGAACCATGCGAGATAATAAGTTCCAAGGTAACAACACTATTGAAATTGCATCAACTGATGGCTCAGAAGGTATGAAGGCATTAGTGCAGCAGTTGATTACATGGAAACCTAATACTCGCGGAAAGACCGACTGCGTTATGGCGCTATGGTTTGCAGTTATCCGCGCTAGAGAATTTATGCAACAAACCTCATACATGAAGCGATACACCGAAAACCGCTGGACTACAAGAGCCCAGATGAATAGACGTGTGTCTGTCAATTTAGACGAAGCCTTTGCAGAGCAATGGGCTGAGAACTACGGATAAGGAAAACAATGTTATCAATCGAACAGGTTGCAGCACGGGTTGACTCCCTTAAGCAACGCTCTGCAGAACGCGATGGTCGTCAGCAAGATGTGCTATCTGTTCGCAAAGGAAACATTTCTGAGGTTTATCCAGAGTTTTTTCCTGAAGGCGTAGATGCAAATGTAGTTGCTAACTTTATTGATATTGTTGCCCGTGACCTATCAGAGGTGATGGCTCCATTGCCAGCAGTTAACTGTTCTGCCGTTAATGCTGCAAAAGATAATGCTCGTAGGTTTGCGGATACTCGCACACGTATTGCTAGCAATTATTTTTTCCATTCAGAATTACAAGTACAGATGTATACAGGCGCAGACTGGTACATCACATTTGGATTCGTTCCTTTCATAATTGAATTGGACGATGAAGCAGGCATACCACGTATTCGCATAGAAAGTCCTATCGGGGCTTACCCAGAGTTTGACCGCTATGGACGTTGTATTGCTTTTGCTAAACGCTACTCACTATCACTTGGAGAATTGGTTAGCCAGTTCCCTGAGTTTGAATATCAACTGTTGGGCCGTGATGGTTACGACCAGAACCTCAACACACAGATGGATATCATCCGTTATTACGACAAGGACCAATCAGTAATTTTTGTTCCTTCACGTAATAATTTAATTTTGTCACAGGCTAAAAACCCTATTGGCAAGATGATGGTAGTAGTAGCACGCCGTCCCTCTGTAGACGGCGAAATGCGTGGACAGTTTGATGATGTTCTTGGTATTCAGTTGCTTCGCAATCGTTTTGCATTACTTGCAATGGAAGCAGCAGAGAAGTCAGTTCAATCACCAATTGTAGTTCCAAGCGATGTGCAGGAGTTTGAGTTTGGTGGAGATTCGGTTATTCGTACGAACTCACCAGCAGGAGTGCGCCGTGTCGAACTCCCAATTCCAGCAGGAGCATTTACAGAACAACAAGTTCTTCAACAAGAACTACGTATGGGTACACGTTACCCAGAATCTCGTACTGGAAATCTTGATGCATCAATTATCACGGGACAGGGTGTTCAGGCACTCATGGGTGGTTTTGACACACAAGTTAAATCAGCACAGGCTATCTTTGCCTCTGCTCTAAAGAATGTTATTTCTCTTTGCTTTGAAGTCGATGAAAAGTTTTACAACTTTGAAAAGACAATTCGTGGCGTAGATGCGGGAGCACCATACGCCGTAGACTATTTACCATCAAAGAACATTAAGGGTGACTACTCAGCAGATGTTCGTTATGGAATGTTGGCTGGTCTTAATCCAGCACAGGGTCTTATCTTTATGCTGCAAGCCCTTGGTGGTAAGTTAATCTCTAAGGATTTAGCGCAACGTGAACTTCCATTTGGAATTAACGTAACTCAGGAACAGGAAAAGATTGAAGTAGAAGAAATGCGTAATGCATTAGTCTCTTCATTGCAAGCGAGTGCTTCAGCAATTCCACAGTTAATTGCTTCAGGCGGGGACCCAACTACTATCGTTAAACAGATTGCTGATGTCATCAGACTTCGCCAATCTGGTAAGTCTATTGAAGACGCTATTAACGAAGTATTCGCACCAGAAGAATTACCTGCTGCTGGTGCACCTCAGGTTGAGCAACCGTCCCCTGCTCCCGCCGCGCCAGCAGCAGGCGCTCCTCAAGAACCAGCATCACTTCAGTCTTTATTCTCTAGCCTAAGTGCTAGTGGTAGAGCAAGTGGTGGAGCACGAACCGTAACGCGACAATAATCTAAGGAGGGGACATGACAACGCTAGTAGCAATTCAAGGTAATGGTTGGGCAGCGGTTGGATGTGATTCCCGTTCATCTGGTGACGATGGTCGTTGCATGGAGTTGGCAACACATAAGATTATTGAAAACAACGGAGTTTTAATTGCAGGCTCAGGGGCAAGCCGTGGCTCAAACATTTTACAGTTTGGCTGGAAAGCACCTAAGCCACGTGTAACAGATGACTTAGATATATTCATGACACAGACATTTATACCAGCAATGCGTAAATTGTTTATAGATTCTGGTTATGACATGAAAGAAGACGGGGATGCAGCAGGACATGATTCGCAATTTCTTATTGTCGTTCGTGGAGTCATTTATCCTATTTTTGAAGATTATTCTTGGGACCGCGATGTTCGCGGTATCTATTGTTCTGGCTCTGGCGCTGACATTGCTCTCGGTGCCATTGAGGCTTTTGCTAATAGCAGAAAGCAAACTACGCCGAAGGTGGCGGAGTTAGATATTAGAATGGCAATTAACATTGCTTCTCGCTGGGACATTCATACTGCTGAGCCAGTTATAGTCAAAGTGCAGCATGCAAAATGAGCAAAGAGTTTAGAGACAAAATAGAAGAAGCGTTAAAAATCCTTTTAGATGAGGATGAGAAGGGGACTAACTACATCTGCGCCAATTGGTTGCTAATAACCGAATGGGCAGACTACGAAGGGTCCCGCTATTTACACACAGAAGTCAGTGAAGCCATGACACCATGGAATGCCTATGGCATGATGAAGATGGCTCAGGAATACAACAGCGAAGTGCTTGGCACTAAGGCTGAAATTATTGATGACACGGAAGAGGATGATGAATGACAACAGCACCTGAAGGACGTGGCGGTTACAGAAAGCCTTCTAACCCAACACCAGTTTCACTTCCTGGCGCTCTTTCTAGCCGTAGTGATGGCTCACCATCACAGGCTGCTACATACATTCCTGGTTTGCCATACGGACAAGGGCAAGAAACATACAATAATCAAACATCAGCACCTATGGCTGGTACTCCTTACGAGTCATTGCCAACGCAACCAATTCCTTTGAATGCTCCAACACAATATCCAGATGAACCAGGTACTGCTGGCATTAACCGTGGTGATGGAGGCGGTTCAGAACTTCTTGCTGGAATGCCAAAGTTAAGACCCAACCCAATGGACACTCTTAAGAAAGTAAATCTCTTTGATGATTCTGGAGAAGCAGAATTAATCTTAATGAACTTCTTCAATAGTTAGGATACTTGATGCGCGTTTTAAAACCCATAGTCGCAGAAATGTCTCCGAACCTTTATTCAGCGGCACAACGAGCAAATCTTTTACCTGAAGAACAGAGCCAACTTGAACAAATGAGTTGGGCTGTTAAGAAGAATAAAGAACTTACTCGCATGAACTCAGCAGATGCACGTAAAGCATTTGAGGGTCTTGACCCTGATGCACAAGAGGGATTAAAGTTTTTTTACGGGGATGCTGACTACATGCAAGCACCACCAGATTTTGGTGACCGCGCTATCGGCGCATTAAAGTTTGCTGCTAAAACTGCTGTTAGTCCTTTGATTGCCGTCTTTAAGGTTGCTGGTGCTTATAACCGTGCCATTAATACCCCATACCTTGTTAGCCGTCAGGTAGCACAAGGCGAAAATATTTTTAGTGCAAATGTTTGGTCTGATGCCTGGAACGGCACAGATGTATACGACAACGGTGCTTTAAAAGAAGCAACAGACCGTTTTGGTAAGGCAAATATTTATATTGCCAAGGGACTACTAGCAGGTAAGCGTCCAGGAGAAATCCTTGAAGCATACGGAGAACTTACTCCTGAAATTGCTAAAGCCTTTGAGACTGCGTTTAACGAGCCAGAAGAGTTTAAGCAGGTACTAGATGCTGCTAAGTATGCACAGGTTTCTTTAGGTCGTGACGTAGCACGTATGCTAGACACCAAGCCACCAAAAAATGGTGCGCTTGCTGGTGACTACATTGATGGAACAACCAAAAACATTTCTGGCTTTATTGATTTTGCTTACCAGATTGTAATTGACCCATTCACTTGGATTACTGGTGGTGCATCTGGTGCTGCTAGAAAAGGTTCTCAGTTGGCAGCAATGGTTACTAATGCTGCTCAGTCAGGAAATGTTGGCTACGGAGTATCTCGCGCTTTTAAAGATAAGGGAGTTCAAACCCTTTGGAATGACCAACTTGGTCCAGCCATTGAGAAGTTATCTCAAGCAGAGACAGTTGCAGAGCGTGCAAAGATTCGTCGTGCAATTGGTAAGTTAACTCCTGGCTACAACAATGATGAAGCAATTGCTTTCTTGGAAAGAAACAAAGTCTTTAATGCAGATGAAGCCGAAAAGGTTTTTAGCGATGCAGAGAATACTTACTTGCTTTTGTCTGGTCGCGTAGATGGCATCACTTATCGCCGTAATGGTATAGCAGTTGCTCGTAATAATCGCCGTTTAAGCGATGGGTTTAATAACATGCTTGATTCTGTTTTTAATAAAACAGTATCTAAGCAAAGCATTGACGAGTTTGAAGCCAAGGGCGAGAAGGCTTTTGATGTCTTGTTAAAGTCTGGTGAAAACTCAGACAAGGCTTTTAACCCAAACATTGCAGACCTTTTTAAAATTGAAGATGACATTAAAGGTCTTAAGCGTTTTGCACTTAAGGCTGGTCGTTTTGCAGCACGTAACCCAGCAGGTCAACAGATTCTTATTGGTGACGATGCTGTCAAGACAATTGATACGGTAAGACTTGTTGCACGACAGGTTGTTAATCGTGACATGGCTGATTTTATCTCTCAGAAGTTTTTACAATCCTCTGAAGATGAGCAAGTAGTTATTGTTCGTAATTTATACGCAGCAGTTATGCAGCGGGCAGGTTTGGTTGGAGACCCTAACGGCGAAAAGTTAATGCATGATATTCTTAAGAGAACTCTTAATGAGCGTGCTGGCTTTACAACTACAGTTAAGACTGAAATTGATGCGCCTTTCTCAAAGGTAATGAGCAAGAATGCTCTTAAGTATGAGAATGAAACACCACTACTTGCAGGTTCTTCTGCAATCCAGCCATCTCAGTTAGCAGGAGCCATTGGTCCGCTACCTTATGAGCAAATTGCACTTGAGGCTAACTCAATTCGTTCAAAGAAAAACCTACTAGTTGCTGCAATGGGTACCCCTAATAGCAAACTTGCCAAGGATTTTGTAGATTTCTGGTCTATCTTTACTTTGTTCCCACGCTTAGGTGTGCGTTCAGCCATTGATGAAGGCTTTATGTACACATTAACAGCCCCAGCAAGAGACTTACTTGACTTTGCTAAGGGTAGTGGACGTAAGTTAAACAAGTCTGGCATGGCATATACAGCATCTAATGCGTCTCAGGGTCCTATTGCAGAACTTTTAAGAAAAAGTTTTAAGAAAAACCCAGCAGACTTGCTTGGAATTGAAGCACGTAATGAAATTATTGAGGCAATTGCTAAGCGTGAAAAAGTTTCTATTGCTGAAGTTAGCCATCTTAAGATTAATCAAGAGATTGCTCAAAGAGCAAACGTATTTATTCGTAATTTAGACCCTGTTGAGCGAGACTACTGGACACAGGCTATGGTCTATCACCCAGATTTGCTCAACTCAATGGCACAGTCTATTGCAGCACGCACAACCCTTGGCGGAAAACTAGACCAAGAGATTATTGCTGAGCAGTTAAACATTAGTAAGTTGACTGAAGCACTTAACACAATTGGTAAAGAAGCAACTGGCAAGCGATTTAAGTTTGGTAAGTACCAAGAGATTGAAGTAGACAAACTACGTGCTGCTGGTGATGATTTTGTTACCCTTGCTCATTATGATAACTGGTTTATTCGCTTTGCTACACCACGTCAGCATGGTAAGTTAGAATTACCAGGTCCATACAGAGTATCCCCAGCAGTTGCATTCTTTGCTAACAATGGTCTTGAAACACCAGATGATTTAGTCCGTGCAGTAGATGGAATGATGACTCGTCTGGGCATGACCAAGGAGAATGACTTCTGGAAGGTTGCTGATGAGGCACAACCAGCACTTAAGAAGTTCCTTTCATACTTTGGTGACACAGTTCAGTGGCGACAAAAAGGATTAGGCGATGAAGACATTGCCCAAATCTACCTTGAGCGCATGCTTATGGATTTACGTGATAACTTCCATGGTGGTCCACGTCTATATAACAAAGAACTTATGGACAAAGTTAAGACTAACTATGAAAAGTTGCTAATTACTCAGGATGAAACAGGCCGCGCCATCAACGATAAGTGGATGAAGGCTGCCAACCAGATTAGTATTGAAGAGTTTGCAGACGCAACCAAGGGATTCCAACCAACTGGTTATATCAATACCCGTGTTGAGTTCCCAGACTTTACAGATGTAGAAACTGCATGGAAGCGTACTGGTAACAACATGATGGAACTTATGGACCGTCAGGTTAATGGTATTTTGCGTAGTCCTGCTGTTAATATTTCTTATCTACATTTACGTAAGAACTATTCTGGTATTGAACGTGAGTATGCAGACAACATTGTGCAGAAAGCATTGCGCGATAACCCTGATAGTTATAGTTTGCCTTGGCAACGCGCACAACTAGAACGCCGTGCTAAAGATTTATCTGAAAAAAGATTTACAGAGTTAGCCATGGAAGAAGCAGCAGATACAGTATTAAAGTTTGCTGATAACCCAGGAATCCGTACTAATTTTGCGGTATCTGTTCGCACAGTTGGTCGTTTCTATCGTGCAACAGAAGACTTCTATCGCCGTATTTACCGTCTTAAGGATGTAGCACCACGGGTTCTTTACCGCATGCGCCTAGCACACCTTGGTTTAAATGCCAGCGGTATGTTCTATGAGGATAGTGAAGGCGCACCATACATCATGATGCCTATGGATAACATTATCTTTAAGGCAACAGATACTACTATTCGTACTCTTACTGGTAATACAGATAGCGAGTACAAGCAGCCTTTGTTTAATGACTTCACTATGAAGTTAACTTTGGCTAACCCATCCTTCTCACCAGATGCAGGTTTACCTACATTCTCTGGTCCTATTGCAGCGTTAAGCGCCATTGGTATTCGTAATCTACTGGGAACAGTTGATAGTCCTGCAATTCAGAAGGTTGGACAAGAGATTGACAACATGGCCCTTGGTCCAATTGGAGACAACATTGATATTGCTAGAGCGATTATCCCGTCTACTCTTCTCAAGATTTACCAAACCTTACCCGTCAACGAAAAATCCAGACAAGAAGTAACGGCAGCACAGCAAGCAATTGCTTACAATGCTGCCAATGGTAAATATCTAGAGCCTAATGCTACAGATGAAGAAAAGTATAAGTACCTAAAGAACATTCGTATTTCAGCACATAACGTAATGGTAATGCGTTCGGTTTTAGGACTTATCTCACCAGTTACTCCTACAGTTCAGGAGTCTCAAGGCGTTCCTTCATACCTACTAGATGTAGGAATCACAGGATTGCGTAATGAGTTCTGGGATATTTACGAGGCTGTCTACAAGAAGTATGGCGATGATGTTCAAGACCCATACGAGCAGGCACTTGTTATCTTTACTGGTAAGTATCCAGGAAAGATTGCTTACACAGTAGCCCGTGATACTAAGCAGACCAAGGTTCTTATTTCTAAGACTAACGATATGAAGAACTGGTCTTTGGCTAATAAGAAGTTTATTGATACCTATGGTGAGGCTGCTTACATTTTTGGTCCTCATACTGGTGACTTTAATGCTGGTGTATTTAATTGGATGCAAGCATCAGGATTGCTAGAGGATAAAAAACTAGAGCAATACTACGATGATGTTTTAGTTGCAGAAGATAAGCAGAAGTACTTTGGTATTGCATCATGGGAAAAGGAGTCATTGGCTACCGAAACCCGTGTATCTGAGCGTAAGTTTATTATTGATTCAGCAACTACTGCTCGCAAGCAACTGCTTGCTTCTAATCCGCTACTACTAGGTGCTATCACTGGTGGCGGTAATGAGATTGCAACTGAGGAGCGCATGCTTCGCAGCCTAAAGCAGGTAGTTATGGATAACTCTGATGCTGTTTCTTCTGGAACAAAAATGAAGTTAAAGGTTGCTATTCAGGCAATGGAAGACTTTGTTGCACTTGCTAACGATGAAGAAGTACGTGGTCTGTATAACGCAACTCAGATTAAGCGTGATACACGCACAAGCGTAGAGGCACTTCTTGACCAACTTGGTAGTCAGGATTTTGCAATCAAAGAAGCAACAAAAGCAATATTCAATTCTATCTTGAAGTACTATTCAAGAGATACTTATAGCGCGAGGGCATAATGGCAAAGATTAAGATTCCTGCTCCATCTAAAGAAATCAACTTAGCATGGACACGTGCTGGTGTTGGTGGTAATAAACTTGTATTTAATAAGAATACAGAGCAATGGGAGATTGTCCGTGCTGGAGAAACTAAAGGTTATCACATTTCTTTTAGTGCTTGGACTTCTGGTGAGAAGTCTTTTGATAGTAAAGAGCAGTTTAAAAGCAAGGAAGTAATAGAAAAAGAAACAAAAGAAACTGCTGGTAAAACAGTTTCTAATGAAGCACAAGTAGAAAACCTTTTTGCTGGTGCTAGTGTTTCTGTTGATGGTGGACAGACTGTAGTTCAGGTTACTGACCCAGAAAAAAATACGCCTTATCAGGCTTATCTTTATACTGAACCTGCTGAAACAAAGCGACCAAAACTTACTGCTGCTCCTGGCCCATCAGAAATTAATGATTTAGGAAAGCCATACTTTGTAGACCAGGGTGTTCAGTATGGACGCACGGATGCAGTCCGTGATATGTATCTTAAGCAGTTGTTGAAGCAGTATGACAATGACAAGGCTAAGGTAGCAAGCAAACTACGTAACTCTGGTTATCTTAGTAAGACTAAAGATATTACATCAGAGGATATTCTTGTAGCCCTTGATAGAGCGGTATCTGCTTACACAGTTGAGCAGACAACAGCATATAAGTTTGAGGGCAAAAAAACTTTAGAAACACTAGATGAGTTTTTATCAAGAAAGAAACCATCTGATAGTTATACATCTAAAACATTAAGAGATGCAACTGTCTTTGGAGAAACCGATGCTCGTAAAGCGGTTAATGCTATGTACCAACAACTACAGGGTATTAACGCTACAGATGAGCAGTTTGAAGAAATCTTTCCTCTGTTGCAAAAGGTTCAACGTAAAAATCCAAATGTTACTACCACTACATACGATGTAGAAGGTGCGCCAGTATCTAGAGTAACAAACACAGGTCTTGACTCAGAGCAGTTCTTGTATGAGCAACTTTCTAAAACAGATGAAACTAAAGCAAATAAAGTACTTGAATACTATGACATATTTAAGAGAGTGACGGGAGTTCAGTAATGGCAGATACAACCACAATTGCTGGTATTACCGCTGCTTCTAAAAATACTGCAGCAGAAAATGCTAACCCAGAATTTGCTAATATTCTTAAAAAAGCACAAGAAAAGTATGGCTACATTGATGCAATCTTTTCTACTGATGACGAACTAAGAGAGTTTTTAATTCGCGCTATTGAGGGCGATATGTCACCAGTACAGTTTGAGCGCGAGTTAACAAGCAAGAAATGGTTTATTGCTAATGCTGATACTATTAGAGCACGTGATTTCTTTCGCCGTCAGTATGACAATCTAGTCAAGGGACTTGACCCAAACGACCCAGACTATGACAAAAAAGTTCAGGCTGCTGCTGGTAATACAGACTATGCCCGTGGTCTGCAAACTGCTAAAGATAATCTTGAGTACCAACTCAATAGCAAAGGTATTACTTATACTCCAGCAGAACTTAATACTTGGGCTAAAGATATTTATGATTCAGCCAATGAAAAGAATACTGCTTACATTGCAAAGTATCTTAATGCAAAGATTAAGTTGGGTGATGGTACGCCTAAAGGCGCTATTGCCACAAATATTTCTGACTTACAAGACTATGCAAATGATTATGGTTTTGAACTGGAAAAGGATTTTACAAAGTCACAGGTAAGTACTTGGATGCAACGCCTTGATAGAGGCGAAAGTCTTGATGCAGTTAAGGCTGAAATTAAGCAGGCTGCTCTTATTGGACAAACAGAACAAGTCCAAAAACTTATGAACCAAGGCTTAACGCTCCGTACTATTTATCAGCCATACGTTAATCGTATGAATTCAAAATTGCAGAAAACAAACATAACCATGAAGGATGATTGGCTTATGAAAAACATGTTTGATGAAAAGGGAAACCTTCGTCCAATCTGGGATTTTGACAGAGCCGTAAGGCAACATTCTGATTTTGCATTTACAGACGAGGCTATAGAGCAGTCTACAAGTACGGTACTACGTATCTTGCAAGACTTCGGATTGCAGGGATAATCATGGCTAAAGAAGATATGCAACTAGATGAAGGTGCTGTTGGTGGACGCAATACCAGACGCAAAAATGAAGATGAAACTCCATTAACTGACCAAGAAGTATATGAAGCCACACAACGGGCTGGCGAAGAACTTGGTGTTGATGAAGAAACTCTCGCCTATGAAGCAGGTATGGCTGGCGATACTTCAAGAATGAACAAGTATTCTCCAGCAGCCCGTGCTGCTTTTGCAAGAGGTCGTGCTGATAGAACAAGACAAACCCGTGAAACTGGTGGTGGAACAGAGCCTCCTTATGAGGCTCCAGCAGGAACATACTGGTCATTTATTGGCGGAGCATGGAAACTATACAAAGAAGCAGAAGGTAACAACCCACCTAAAGGTGGTGGCAATAATAATGCTGCTGGTAATGGCAATAATAATAATGCTACAGATGGCACTAAGTATGCAGCAGACCTTGCAGCAGCGGCTGATGCAGCAGAAAAAAAATACCAACGTGAATCTGCTTGGGCAATATTAAAGGCTGAATTTGAAAAGTATGGTTTGGGTTCTCTTGCTGACTCAGTTAAACAAATGATTATCGACGGAACACCAACTGCTCAAGTTACATTAATGCTTCGTGAAAGACCAGAGTACAAGGCTCGTTTTGCTGGAAATGAAGCACGTAGAAAAGCAGGACTTAATGTTTATGATGAGGGTACATACCTAGACCTTGAGAATGCAATGGCTGAAATCTTTACAGCCTATGGTCAAAAGGGTCTTATGGGTTCTACCCGTGAACAACAGCAGGCTACATTTGCTAAGTATATTGGTGGAACTATTGCACCTGCAGAATTAAAGCGCCGTATGGATATTTCTACTGGTCTTGCTAAGTCAGATAACAGTACTCTTAGAGCAATTAAGGAACTGTATCCAATGATTGGCGATAGTGACATTGTTGCATATTTCTTAAATCCAGAAGAAACTCTACCTAAACTAGAGACTAAGGCTCAGGCTGCTTCAATTGGTGGAGCATTCCTACAGCAAGGACTAAAGATTAATACAGCATCAATGGAAGAATATGCAGCCCTTGGTATCAGCAGAGATGAAGCAGAACTTGGTGCATCGCAAATTGCTGGAGTTCTTCCACGTGCGGCTCAGTTGCGTTCTTATGAGAACGGAACATACACACAGCAACAGGCAGAAGATGTTTACTTACGTCAGTCTGCAAGTGCTAAGCAAGAACTTGAAGATATTTCTAAAAGAGAAACTGGACGTTTCAGAGGTTCATCTGGAACAAGCAAGGTATCTCTTAAATCAGAAGTAAGAGGCTCAATCTAAATTCCTGACATGGACCTATCGGCCCCATGCAGTGTATAAGACCGATAGCAGAAGCCAGCCAGTTTCCCCGAACTGAACTGTGGTCTGCGACTAACAACGAATAGAAGGGTGGTTGCTATGAGCAACAATTACTGGGATGACGAAGACGACGAACTAGATACCGACCAGCAACTTGGTGGCGATGACTTAGTAAAAAAGTTACGCAAAGCCAAGCGTGCAGATGAAAAGCGTATCAAGGAACTCACTGAGCAACTTGAGAGTTTATCCAAGGTGCAGCGTGAGCGAACCGTCAAAGAAATCTTAGAACAAAAGGGAGTCAATCCTAAGGCAGCACGTATTATCCTAAAGGACTTAGAAGAAGTTAACGATGAGACAGTTATGAACTGGCTCGATGATAACGGAGATTTGTTTGGATATGCCCGTGATGCACAGGAACAAAACATTAGTGATGTAGACCGTGCGACATTACGTCAGCAAGACATCATCACACAAAATGCAGGGACTCCATCAAGAGCAGAGGATTTGGAAGCACGTTTAGGCGGAGAGTTTAACTCTCAAGAAGAACTAATTGCATTCCTTCGCTCTCAATAATTTTCCGCTCCTAGTCACTTGGAGGTGACAACTCATGCCTAATGCATATACATCAACTGGTTCCTCTACTCTTGGAGGTACAGCAGGTGCAGCAGGTCTAGTACAAAAGGCGTATGACCGCCTACTAGAGTTCGCTCTCCGTTCAGAACCACTCATTCGTTCTGTCGCAGATAAGCGTCCTGCTAAGCAAGCAATCCCAGGTTCAACAGTAGTCCTACAGCGCTACGTTGACCTTTCAGCAGCAACAACTGCTCTCACAGAAACAACTGACCCAGATGCAGTAGCAATGTCTACACCAACATCTGTAACCATTACTCTTGCAGAGTACGGTAACTCAGTTCTCGTTACACGTGCGTTGGAACTCTTCAGCCTTGCTGATGTAGACCCAGCAATCGCTAACATCATTGCATTCAACCTTGCAGATTCAATTGACTCAGTCGCGATGACAACTCTTCGCGGTGGTTCAAACGTAATCTACTCAGGTTCAACTGCAACATCAACAGCAACAGTTACTGCTGCTGCAACACTATCTTCTGCAAACATCCGCAAGGCTGTTGCGAAGTTGCGTGCTAACAAGGCAACTGCTCGTAAGGGTTCACTCTACTGGGCTG